TCCTAGAGCACATTAATCTTGTTCACCCTGAAAATGTAAATATCGCATTTGGGAATTTTCTAAGGGCTACTAAGAAACTTGATCTTACGACTGTTGAGATTGATAAAAGTGCTCAAATGTCCCTTGACGTATTGTTTAAGTGTGACGTTTCTGCTGCTACTGGTGCTCCACCAGGAGGTGGAACGGAATATACTCTTATCTTCTTCGGTAGTAGAATTGATGATGAAATTGTAGTCTCTCCAATATCCTCTCTCAGTGTCACGACGACCGTTGTATCTGGAACTAGTGTGACTATTGACATGCTAGGTATGATGGGAGATTTTGTTAATCAGCAACTATACTGGTGTACCGATGCTAGACCCGGTATTAACACTGCTCGAATCTGGCGAGGAGATTACGAAGCTAATAGAGCTATTACTAATATCGTAGATATCCATAACAATTTCAATGATCCTGTAATGGGAATATGGGTTGACGCAGCTAATGACCTGGTCTACTTCCTAACAGGAAGTCAGAGATTCAAAAAGGTTGTAATCAGTACAGGCGGCGTTACTGAGATAGCTACTCTCCTTGCTCCTGATGATCTTTGGCTCGCTAATAGTACCCTTATGTATATTGCCCTAGGTAGTGTTGGCCTAAGGAATATTGTTAAATATAATCTAGTAACAGATGTTGCTTCTAACGTTTTCGCTGGCACTGAGGCCTACAATTTCGTAGATGGAGATTTTAGTAGGGATTTTGTACTTTATCGAAGGAGAGCTGATCGGTTTATCAGAAAGAATGATCTTACTTTCCTTAATGAAGATTCAACTTGGGTAGATAACGGAGAGGTAGGTAGGGAGCAGGATTTTAACGTAGATAGGCTTGCTCAGAAAGTCTATTATATAGACACTCCAGCAAATCAAGTCGTAAAGGTTAATTATGATACAAGTGGCCAGGTTGTAATTGGAACTCTTATTAGTCCGGGTGATTATAGATACTGGACGTTAGGATGATTAGTAAACAGGAACAAATTGCCCTATTAGCTGATATGACTGCCAGCACAGCATTAGCTGCTGGTATTATCTATCCTGAACGGTTCAGTAGGTCCTTTGATCCTATTCACAAGTCGATCTTTGAAATTATTGACAGAAGGCCCGGTGATCCTGGTTATTCTCCCTATAAACTCATTATAGCGCCGCGTGGGAGTGGGAAAACTTCAATTTGTGCTATTCTAGTGCCAACGGTTGCTATCCTCCTACAACGCTATGATTACATAGTTATCATTGGATATAATGCTGATGATGCTATTGAAAAGACTGAAGAGTTGAAAAGGGAGCTAGTTTCCAATCCACTTATCAGAACCTTATACGGAGACATTAGAACGGATAAATGGTCTACTAAGGAGTATGTTGTTCGTATTGGATCTAAGGCAATTAAGATTCATCCCAGAGGCAGTATGCAACCTGTCCGAGGTAGACTTTTCATGGGTTCCCGTCCTGGACTTATCATCATTGATGATCTTGAGAAAAGTAAGGAAGTTGAGAATCCTGAGATCCGTAGGGAGAAAAAAGATTGGTTACATGGTGATGTTCTTGGTTGTATTAATAGAAGCCATCAACATATTGATGGAGAGGATGCACCTTGGGAGTTTCTGATGATGGGGACCATCCTTCATCAGGATAGTTTGCTGATTAACTTACATGAGTCGGAACAGTGGGATTCTATTGTCCTTGAACTCTGTGATGATAATTTCGTTAGTAATGCTCCTCATTACTTAAATGATAAAGGGTGTAAAGCTCTTTATGAGCATTTGAAAGCTGATGGACAAGTTGACACATGGTATAGGGAATATCGAAATAATCCTGTTCCTACGGGTCTTGATGCGGCGTTCCCTACTGACTTATTCAGGGACTACGAAGAAAGCGATGAAAACCTTAATAGAAACCATAATGTTGAAAGCGTCGTAATCGTAGATCCCTCTAGAACTGCTAACCCAACTGCTCACCCGACTGGGATTGTAGCTGTTGGAGTTGATATGATGAGGAATAAACTTTTCGTTAGAGAGTGTATCTCTAAGAGAATTTATCCTGAAGAGATGTATGAGATGATTGCGGAGACGATTGTAAGATTTGAGGCTAGGGTTCTAGCCGTTGAGGTAACTGGGCTTCATGAGTTTATTGTCCACCCTCTTAAGACCTTCTTATCAAAGAGGGGGATAAGTATAGAATTTGTAGAACTTCATGCTAGACAGGGTAGGGATGAAAGGGGTAAAGCTGCTCGGGTTCGCTCTCTTGTTGATTTTTACCGGCAAGGTATTGTTTATCATAATAAGCAGGTTTGCGGGCCGCTCGAACAACAACTTCAGGCTTTCCCTAAAGCAAAGGATTGGAGTTTGATGGACCCCCTTGGTTACATTGTTGAGCTGTTGGAAAAAGGGCAACGTTACTTATCATTTCCCGGTCAGCATGATTTCGAGGGCAAGGATGATGTTGAAAGAGAGTTCAGGGAGCTTGAGAAGTTCTATGATGATGATGAAGAGGAACTGTGGGCTCCTCTTGAAGAATTTAGGGTAGTATGACGCAATTTTTCAGATACTGGTTAGGGTCAAAGGGACCGTTCATTTATCGGTCAGAGTTTGGAGAAATGCCTCTTCGTGTTCAGTTAATAGAAGGAGGAGAGGAAAAAAGTGTTGCCCTTAACTTTCCTTCTGGAATTGCTGGAAGTGGTGGGAATATAGCGGGTACAATTAGTGCGGCGGATTATTCAGCACATAGAGCAGCGCATTTTAACGCCTTTAACATCGCTGGGGATTTACTTTAGGCTATGAGTGTAAACACAGTTCCTCGCTTTATTGAACAACCTAGAAGTTGGAAAACTCAGGTTTCTATCGCCAATATTAATATATCTGGTAATACTGGAACACTTGCTACTTTATTGACGGGGCAGACGCCGCATGGCTCTAAAGTTGACTATTTCTTTTTTCAGGCACAGGGAGCGACACAGATTAACCGACTTCGGTTATATCTATTTACGTCGAACGCTACTGCTCATTTATGGAGAGAAATATCAGTGGGCGCGGCTTCAGCTCATAAAGTAGATGGCTCAATGTGGAACGATTCCCTAGCGCCCGCTATGCCTTTAGTTGTCCCTAGTGACTGGACGCTTCAATGTTCTATTCATTCAGCTAACGTTATTAACATATTCGGAGTGGGTGGAGATTACTAATGCCTACCATTTTAGATCCAAATAGTATGAACAAAGTGATGCCAGGTAAGGGGAGACCTTTATCTAGTATCGACCTTGGCTATAAATATCCGAATAAGCTTAACTTAAGGCCTGGTCATAAGTTCCATCAAACTTTACTCGATCAGGTCCTACAGTATGCTAGGGACTCCTATACTCAGGTATCTCGTCGCCATGCTGACTGGAATGAAATTGACCGGGTTCTTAAGTCCTATACCTATCTACCAACTCTCGGATCTAAGAGTAAAAAGTCTAGAGATGAAAAGGGTGTACAGAAAGATGAGATGCGCAGGATTATCATGCCTGTCTCTCAAGTTATTCTAGACACACTCTTAACCTATTTCACTTCAGCGTTCATCAGAAACCCAGTTTTCACTTATGAGGGAACAGGACCTGAAGATGTTCTTGGATCACTTCTAATGACTGAGTTAGTCCAGGGTCATGTTCATAAAAATGCTGTTCCTCTTTCTCTCCATACTAGTTGGAGGGATATGTTTGCCTACGGCGTCGGTTATGCTTCTCCAAGATGGGAGACTCAACTGGGTCGTAGAATAGAGATGCAGCCTACTGGCTTCTTTGATAATATTGCTTCATTCTTCCAAACTGGCTCACAGAGGGGTCAATCTGAATATAAAGTTCTCTATGAAGGAAATATGCTTGATAATATTGATCCTTATCTGGCTTTACCTGATCCTTCTGTCTCAGCGCATGAAATAAATAAGGGAGAGTATTTCGGCTGGTTAGATGAAGATGTTCTATCCGTAATGTTAAGGAATGAAGATACGAACAACTGGTTCAATGTTAAATATTTGAGGGAGATGGGTGGTTCCCTTACCTCTTCTATATATAATAGAGGGGAACGGAACAAACGTCAGCATTACACACAATCCACTAGTAATCCAGTTGATATAATCTGGATGTACATTGATCTGATTCCTCGAGATTGGAAACTAGGGAAAAGTAGAGATCCAGAGACCTGGGTGTTCGGAGTCGCCGCTGACACTATTATTATAGAAGCTAAGCCCCTTGATCTAATTCATGGAAGGATTCCCGTGGTTGCTGGCGCTCCTGACTTTGACGGTTATAGCGCTATGCCAACTAGTCGTCTTATGTCTATTGAGGAGCTACAAATGCTCGTGGACTTCCTCTATACAAGTCATGTGGAAAATGTCAGAAGAGTTATCAATGATAATCTCGTTGTTGATCCTAGCCTTGTTAATATACATGATATCAACACCAATAAACCTGGAAAGATTATTAGAGTTAGGAAGAGAGGTTGGGGTCTTGGAGGTATTAAGGATAATGCTATTTTCCAATTAGATGTTAAGGATGTAACTCAGGGAAATATCCAAGATGCTGCATTCTTAATGGAACAGGCTAAAGGTGCAACGAGCACAATGGATCAGCTGGGTGGAACTCTTGCTCCTCGTACGTCTAGGGTCAGTGCGAGTGAAGCTCAGGGTGTTCGACTTTCTGGCTTATCCCGTCTAGAGCGTCCTGCTCAAATAGTAAGCCATCAGTTTATGCTTCCTGTTGCTAGAATGTTTGCGTCTAATATTCAACAGTTTATGACGGAGGAGACATTCGTTAAGGCTACTGGTGAGTTAGCACAGCGTTTATCGGAAGAGTTTGGAATCCCTATTGATAGAGAAAGGACTCCAGTTAGTCCTGAGCAACTGATTATCAATTATGATGTCATGGCTCACGACGGCGTGGTTCCCGGAAAAGAGGATATTCAGGTCTGGGTTGAACTTTATCAAGTTATGGCTCAGAATCCTGATCTTGCTCAGCATTTTGATATGCAAAGAATTTTTACGCACATAGCTAGACAAATGGGTGCTACCAATGTTGACGGCTTCGTGCGGCGTCCTCCTCCTCAAGTAATGGAGGATGAAGAGGTTGTTTCCGAAGTAGATAAAGGAAATCTGGTTCCTACAAATGGGCAGGTATAGTGGAATACTAAGTATCCTCCCTAGGTATGAGGGTGATATTGAGATGGAGTTATTCTTAGGACAACAAAACCTTGTTCTTCTAGAAGGACTTAAATCAGCTCTATTGGGCGGAGCTGGACTCAGCACTGCTACTACGACAGTAGCTTTAGTTACCCTTTCAGGGACGACATTGGCTAACGCCACTTTAGCTTACGTGTCAGGAACGGTTGGGCGTTACGAAGGGACTCTCCCCGTCGTTTCCAGCCTAGTGGAGGGTACTGAGTATCTAGCCCACATTAAAGTATTAAGTGCAGCGACAACAGTTGCTTTTTGGAAGTTTCGAGCTACCGCAATAGAACGGAGATAATGATGCCTATTTTCACGGAAAAGCCAAAATGGATTCTGAAATCCAAGACTATTATAGGAGCAATCCTGATGGTTCTGCCAGTAATCTTGGGTCCTATAGGTTTTGATTTCACTTTCATTCAGGAGTTCCTAGGGGGAGCACTGGATGAAGGTTCATTCACGATTGGTACTCTGCTGAATATAGCAGGAAGATACACTGCCAATTCAAAGGTAACGCTCTGGCCTCCTGGAGATGGTGGGTGAAAAAGGTTCTGGTTATAGTCGTCCTGGGTGTCTTACTTATTGCAGCTGGAGCGATTATTGCTAGAGCTTATTGGCCAAGGCTGATTGAAACTCCTGGAGAAATAAGATACGTTGATAAAGATGTTATACGAAGAGACACCGTTACAATTACCAGATTCGACACTCGAACGATCTTTAGAGAAGTTGAAAGACTTGTCAGGGATACCATTTATGTCCCAGTTGGCTTCTCTGGCGTTGGAATCATCTCCCCCACGCCCATCAAATTTAGCCGGGGAAACGTTGTCCTTACCTACTTCGGACTCAGAGACAGCGCATTCGTCCAAGATAGATTTAGAGTTCCTAGACCAAACTTTGGCTACTATCTGTCAACAGTTACAGGATATAATCCATTCAATCAACAACTTGAGATTGGATTTGAGGCAGCTGCCAGATGGAAAGCGTTTACCGCGTATACCAGGATCTCAACAACTATGACACATAGCGACCTGACAATCGGACTTAGAATCAGATTGAAAGGAAATGAATAAGTATTCGTTCAATAATTGAACGATTCTAAAATGACCCCCATTATGCCTGACGTTGAAATAGTAGACTACAAATTTAAACCTGCAGGTTCGATCAATGAACTTAGGGATTTTCAGCAAGGTCATATATGGAAGGACATTGTTAAATATCTTGAGTTCCACCAAACTGGTGCTTTGGTCACTTTGAAAACTGAACTGGATCACAGACTTGTCTTACAGGCACAAGGCGGTATGGAAGTAGCTGATACAGTAATTGGTCTCATTGACGAAATGATCCAGTGGGCTGAGGATGATAACCTATTAGCAGGTGATGATGATGACTGAAGAGAGCAAAGGACAAGAGGAAATGGAGACCACTGGTGACACTCCTGATGAAGGTCAGAAGGGCCAGCTGGATGATTTCTTCGAGGATTTTCAGGGTGCTATTTCTTCTGCCGGTTCCGGGGAGAAGGAAGAGAAGAGTCCTGAGAAGGAGGAAGAGAAAGTAGCTCCTATCACGGATGAGAAAGAGGAAGAGGCAGCAGAAGAGGAAGAAAAAGAAGGTGAGACTGATGATACATCCGAGGAAGGGGAAACTGAAGAGGAGGAAAGTGAAGACTCTGAAGAGGAGGAAGAAAGTTCTGAGGAGGAGGAGGCCACGGAAGATGATAGGATCGAAATGATTGCTATGCGAGCTGAAATGGCTGAGCAGCGAGCACTCATTGAGCAACTAACATCACACGGAATAACAAAGGAAAAGGAACCTAAGGTTCCAAAAATTGAAATTGATCCTGATACTTTGGTGACGGAGGATGAAGCGAGGGAGCTTCTTACCAACCCGCATGAGACTCTCAAAAAGATACTCGCTCGTACTTACACGAAGGGTAGAGAGGATACGTTGAAGGATATTCCAGCATTAGTGGAATCTGCCGCCGGGCGTCAACAGGCGCTTACTCAAGCCAGAGAGAAATTCTTTAGCGAGAATGACGACTTGGTCGAGGCAGCAAAAAAGACTCCAGCAGTAGGTCGCCTGATCCGTTTGACAGCTGATAAGGTTCAAGCGACCAATCCTGACTGGACAGTTGAAAAAATCTTCGATGAGACAGCAGTGCAGGTTAGGGGAGCCCTTAAGCTGACGAAAAAGGCTCAGAAGATAGAGAAGAAGGTAACGACAGGGAAAAAGAAAGCAAGTCAGATTAGCAAACCAAGAAGTCGCCGCAAAGCGCCTCCTGGTGGGAAGACTGACAAAAGGAGTGGGCTCGATAAGGAGTTAGATGAGATGATGGAAAGTCTGAACGTCTAACTGTAACAAAAACAGCAACATAGCGGAGTGAGACTATGGAATTCGATGCGATCATGGATCGGCAGAGCCCTGACAAGAAGCTGTTTATCTCAGCGGGGAGTGATATATCGCTCACGTTGAATCAGCGTCACGTCTTCGTGGCAGGAGCCTCTGGGCCGCAAACGTTCGTCCGGTTACCAAATGTGGGAGAAGCTGAAGGGTACCCACCTTTCATTCTTTCTGTCACGACCGTACCCGCGACGACTGGAGCAGCCGTTAAAGTCTTCTATAATAATGGAGGAACATCTGCGCTCTCAACAGCACTTAACACAACTGGAGTTGAGCTATCGTTTAAGAGCGCAGGAATCGTCTGGTCTTTCGTAAGATCTAGCTAGACGCTCTAGTGTTGAGAAGACACTTGTTAATTTAATCAGTCAAAAGAGGATTAACCAATGGCTGCATTTCTTGGAATGAGAGGAGACGGAGATTGGGCAACCAACCAACGTCCAGAAAATTGGAGGCAGATGATAATGCTTCTGTATCCGAATGGCTCAGCGCCGCTTACAGCGATTCTGAGTATGCTGGGTGCAGAATCAACAGATGATCCAACTTATCACTGGTGGACAAAGGATCTTCCTGCACAGGGAGGAGCTGTCACCAATGTCTTCACTGATGCGGGTCTATCAGCTGCTGCCGCAACCAGCGAATACGCTGTTAATGTCACACTCTACTTTCAATTGGCCGAGGCTGTTGCGGACGAGTTCCGTGAGGGCCATCAGGCCATGGCTCAGAAGGGTAGTGACTATAACTTTGCCTATGTCGGCAAGGTTACAGATGTTGTAAAGAATGGGGCGAGTAGCTACATAGCACTTCGGTTGCTTGAAGCTGTGACCTCGACCTACCCTATTGACAGCACAGATTTCCTAGATGTCATAGGAAACATGAATCCTGAAGGCGCCACAATGCCGAATGCGATTGCCTATGACCCAGTTGAGTTCTTCAACTATACGCAGATCTTCAGAACACCACTGAGCATCACGCGTACAGCTCGAAAAACTCGACTGCGTACAGGTGATGGCTACCAGGAAGCCAAACGTGAAGCGTTGGAGCTTCATGCAATCGAGATGGAGAAAGCATTTATGTTTTCTGTTCGTTCTACTGGAACGGGCTCGAATGGCAAGCCTGAGCGTTCAACCTGGGGTCTCAGGGATTTCATCCTCACGAATGCTACATCCAATGTTAGCAACTATCAGACCTCACCTGGTTTTGGTGGTGTGAGTTGGACAGCTGCTGCAGGTGGGATCAAGTGGCTCAATGAGAAACTTGAGATCATCTTCCGTCATGGCTCGAATGAGAAGCTTGGTCTGATCGGTAACCAAGGGTTGCTTGGTCTGAACAGGCTCGCTCAGGCAGACGCCTCAATCAACATTACGCCGCTAACTGTGTCCTATGGGATCAGGGTGCTGCAATGGATTACGCCTTTTGGAACGTTGTTCCTGAAGACGCATCCACTGATGAGCCATCGTCAGGCTCTTCGTCGTGATTGTATGATTATTGAGCCAGACAAGCTGAAGTATCGCTACATTGATGATACATTCTTCGTTAGTGATCCACAGGATCGCAAGAATCGGAATAACAGCCGAGACGGTACTGAGGAAGAATTCATCACGGAAGCAGGTATGGAAC